GGGTACTTCATGGTTGAGTGGGATCCGATCATGAGGAGAAGCGGTTTTACCGCAACTTTCATAAGGGAACCACTCCTGCAATTTAGCGGGCCAATATCGAAAGTTGTACTTATTAACTTTCGATTCTCGGTCGGCTACTGCACCGTGTCCGTGTCTAAAGGATATCCCTCTTCCATCTGCGAAGGTCTTTTCCGAATAGGAAACGGCCTCGAAGAAGGGGAAGGATCTGCTAACGTCGTCAGCGATTTGCTGAAGTCGTTGACAGAGGCGCCGTATACGGGCCTGCTCGTCGAATGAAAGAGGTGACTTACCTCCGTCTTCTCCGAAAAGGTCAGTACTATCAGTAACCAAGCCGTCACAAAAGTGAAGCTTAGTGCCGATATTACGGGGATCCAGTACGTCGAATTTCCACCCGAGGGTGGGCGTTCTTGTCTGTGATTCAATGTCATGGTACTCCTCGACTGTCTTAATAAGGCGGTCCTCAGAGCAACCAACTTCGAGCTTTTTTCCAAGGCAGCATAGCTGCCTAAGAAACATGATCGAATTGACATCCGCGTTGTCCAAAAGACATGCATCTGTGGAGAACACACGCAACCAGAGTCCCGAAAATAATTTCGGCACTCTAATCTTCTTGGACCGCTTCGAAGAAGCGGGCCCTTTAAGAACAAGGCGTCCATTTTCTAGTCCATCCAGAAGGATAGAATCTAGAGATGGGAGATCTAACGTAAAGACTGTTAGACCTCGAGTCTCCACCATACGGGTGAGTCTAGCTTTATCTCGCCAAACCTCCGTATATGCGGGGTATGCCACCTGCACGTCGTCAAGAAGTGCAAGTGCGACTCTGAGTATATCACTAGCTAAGCTTTTCATACTACTTCCTTTCAATGGGAGTGGTAATCTTAGCCGCTAGCACGAGCCACAACCAGGAGTTAACTCTCCCAGTTGATCAGCTTGGTGATGTTCGCATTCGTGAAGAATGCGACGAAGCCCAGGTCAAAGTTCAACGGTTCAGTTAGGCCGTCGACGCGTTCATTTTCGAACACGGCGTAGGACTTTCGAACAGTTGAAACAGTGGCCGGGGCGACCGGAAATACGGTTTGCGTGAACTCGACATTGTGGCGGTCAATAGTTTTCCCGCCACGTTTAGTGTCCACGTATTCCGAATTCCGAATCTTCAAGCGAAATTCGTCGAGAGCACCTCGAAGGAGGTACTC